TCGGGATTGCGGCGGCGGAAGATAGTCTCGCCGGCTTGGAAGGCAGCATCGGAATTTTCCGCGACATAAGTGGCGTCACTGGGAATGGCGGGGTTCCAGAACGGATGCTCGTGCTTGAAAACGATGTCGCTCGGGACAAGCAGTCCGCTCTTTTGGGCGCGCAGGCTGAACTCCGTGTCCGAAAAGACCCCGGCGTATTCGGGGCAAAGGATATTTTGCGCGCCGTAGCCGAGGGCGGCGAAGGTCGGGCGGGTGACGCAGAACGTGACCATGAGGTCGTCGTTGCGGTAGCCGTCGCGGATTTGCAGGATGGCGGGCTGGTTCGCGGCAACGTGGCCGGCGAGCTTTTCCTCGAGGAGCTTGTCCCAGTGGAGCGGCGGGAATACGTCGTCTTGCGCGGTGACGATGATGCGCCCGGTGGCGGCGTTGGTCGCCGCGTTGTAGTTCTGCACCGCAGTCCCGCCGATGCGCTCGAGGTTGCCCGCTGGCGATACGGCATGACGGAAGCGCGACAGCACGGCGACGGATTCTTCGTCGTCCGCGCTGAAGCCGAAGATGTATTCGATGCGCTCGGGGTTGGCCGCGGCATCGAGCCAGCGTTTGCGGGTCATGGCGGCTTGGTGGGCGCGACCGCGCGTAGGATGGCAGACGCTGATGGTGAGCTTGTGCGCCTCGAGGCGAGCGCGTTCGATGGCGTCGGCCTTCTCGGTTTGCCCGGTCATGCGGAGCCATTGCGTCCAAAGCCCCTCTCCCGCGCAGCCATACAGGCCGTCGCGGTGCGTCCAAGGTTTGTCGACCGGACGAGGCAGGGCCATCATGGCGCGCAGGTAGGCTTCGGCGGTCACGAGGTCGCCCAAGTCCATGTGCATGGCGCCGAGGAGGGCCAAGGCTTCGCGGCGGTTCGGCGACGTGCGATAGGCGTGGTGCAGGGCCGTGAGCATGGCCTGGTATTCCGGCGTGCCGGTCTGGAGGATCTCGGGGCGGGTGATCTCGGCGATGTTGAGGCAGAGTTCGTATCGCTCGGTGGCTTTGAGGTCGGGATGGGCAAGTGCTTGCTTGGCAAGGGCGATGGCTTCGGCTTTGCGTCCGAGGCCCATGTATTCGCCGTGCAAGTGGTAGATTTCGCTTACCGTGCGTTCGGCCTCGGGGATGCTCTCGAGGATAGTGACGTTGCGGTTGTTGCCCTGCTTGGGTTCGTCGTCGGGCAAATGCACGACGACCGGCGCGTCGCATTGAGCCATCTTGGCCCCGAGGTCGAGCTGGAAGTTTTCGTGGATGCGGTTGACCCAGCGGCCTTTGTCGCGGCGGACGAGGCGCTCGCGGAGGTTGTGGGCGATGCCGCGGCCGGCGACGTCATGATAGAGGGCGAAGGCGTCGAACTTGTCGCCTTGCGTAGCGAGGAGTTCGTGAAGCGCCGCAGCAAAGTTTTGGCCAGGCACGTCGTCGCTATCGACCCAAAGCGCCCAGGGCTTCGTGGCGATGTCGAAAGACTTCTGGCGCGCGGCGGAGAAGTCATCTACGTGATCCCATGCGTTGCCGGGGGCGTTGGTATAAACGTCGAGCTTGGCTCCGTGGCGCTCGCACACGCGCGCGACCTCAAGGTCGGCCGGTGTGTTGCCGTGGGCGTGCACGACGCACATTTCGCCGACGGCGGGGGCAAAGAGTGAAAGGCAACGGTTGAGGCGTTTGGGTTCGTTGCCGACGATGACGCAAAGCGCGATCTGCTCGCGCGGGCTGATATTGTTCTCCATCTCGCGCGGAGATGGCGTGTCAACAAAACGAAAACCCCGGGCGGTGGCCCGGGGCTTCGTGTTGCGGTGAGGAGACGGAAACTACTACGCTCCGAGAGCCAGTTTCGCGGCGCCAGTGATCGCGCGGGCAGCGCCGAACACGCACTCGAAAGAAACGTAGTGCTTGCCGGTGCCGGGGTTGTAGTGGCGACGATAGCCGAGGGCGAGGCCGCTCTGCGGATCGTTGACCACGGTGGCCGCGAGATATTCGCTCGGGGCTTGGGGTTCAAGAGCGCGGACGGCAATGGCGGCGGCGTTCGGGTGAACGGCCATCGCGGAGAGGCTGATGCCGTTGGCCGGCAGGATGAGCGACTCGTAGACGTTCATGCCGAGCACGCGGGGGACGCGGCCGTCGGCAATCGTGTCGCGGGCGCCGAACTGCGAGGCATCCAACAGGCCCGACTGTGACAGGAGGCTGTCGTAGAGGCTGGTGTTCAGGATGAGCGAGCGACCCACGAGAGGCGCCTTCTCGTCCGACAGCGCCTTGCGGAGGCTGCGGGCGTTGGTGATGGTGAAGGCCGACAGGTTGGTGAGTGTGGCCGTATATTGAGCGGCGCTGCCAGCGGTCGTGACAAAGAGGTTGTAGACCGAGGTGAGCACGCTCTGCGCGAGGGCTTTGCCCTGCTGCACGGCAAACTTGGTGATCTCAGCGACGCTGGACTTGGAGTATTCCGTGTCGGTGAGCGAGACGGTCACGATGCGGTGGGTGTCCACGTTGATCGTAACTTTGTTCATCGTGCCACCATCGGACTCGTAAGAGTTGTCGAACGTGGTCGCGGTGAGGTTGGCGATGAGCGGAACTTCGACGCTGGCTCCACGGCGCACGACTTCAGGCGAGTAGCTGGTCGTGAAAATGGAAAGCGGTTCGAGGTCTGCTGTGAAGGACTCAAGCGCGGCTTGCGCGATGAGCTTGTCGTTTAGGGCGGAGTTGATGGTGGCCATAAAAATTTGAGGAGGGTTGAGGGTTTAGGAGTAAAGGGACTTCATGATCGCGGCCTTGTTTGCGCGGTAGAACGCGGTGGCCTCGGGCCCTTCCATCGCGGCGAACTTCTGCGCGGGGGTAAGCTCGGGCTCGACCGCGGCGGCAGCGGCGGTCGGATCAATGCCGACCGAGGCGACGATCGCAGCAGCTTGCGCTCCGGCGCTCTTTGCGTCGGCCTTGAGGCTGTTGATCTCGGCATCCTTGTTGGCGCTCTCAGCGGTGAGGCGCTCGACTTCGGACTTGAGGGTTTCGATTTCCTTGGCGAGATCGGCCTCGGCTTGCGCGCGGGCGAGATCGGCTTCGGCTTTGGCGGCAAGCTCGGCTTGCAGCTCGTCAATTTTGGCCTGGAGTTCGGCGTTCATATTTTCCTCGGAGATGTCAACCGCACCGTCAGTAACGGGGGCATCGGTGACGCTCTCGACGGCGGGAGCGGGGGCGGGTTCGGTCATAGAATTTTGAAAAGCGGCAAAGCGGGCGCGGGCCTGCTCGGGGGTGATGCTCGCGGCGGCGGCGATGGGGGCGTCGATCTCGTCAACAAAGCCGAGGGCGAGCGCCTCGTTGGCATCCATCCATTTTTCCTCGTCCATCATGGCTTCGATGGCGGCGCGGGGCTGGCCGCTCTTGCGGACGTAGGCGCTGACGAGGGTGGCTTTGAGTTTGTCGAGGACGTCGGCTTCTTTGCGGAGGTCATCGGCATCGCCCATCGTCATCGACCACGGGTTGTGGATCATGATGAGGGCGTTTTCGGCAATGCGGGTTTCTTCGCCGGCCATGGCGATCACGCTGGCCATCGAAGCGGCGAGGCCGTCGATGTGGACGGTCAAGCCGCCCTTGTGGCGCTTGAGGGCGTTGTAGATGGCCGCGCCTTCGGTGACGCTGCCGCCGACGGAGTTGATGCGAAGGTCGATGTGCTGGCCTTTGAGTTTTTTGATCTCGGCGGCGAATTGCTTGGCGGTGACGCCATAGCCGCCAATCTCATCGTAAATTGCGACCTCCACGCTTTCGGAGGTTTCGAGGTCGTCGGGCGATTGAATTGCATACCAGGAGTTTTTGGCGGCCATGTCGTTGGCGGTGTTGTCAAGTTCGTCGGCTTTGCGGTTGGCCCAAGCCTGCCCGGGGTCTCCTCCCCAAAGCGCCCACGCAATGCGTCCGGCGCTGGGATAGCCGTCTTCGCCGGGGCTGAAGCCTTCGGCCTCTTTATCGACCTCATGCCGCGCAAAGTAGGATTTCATGCGGCGCACGGTGTCGGGGGAAAGGTTCTTGCGGTTCTTAATGTCGCGGGCGCGGGCCACGCCGACTTCGGTGCCGCCGCGGTTGAACTCCTCACGCCATGCAAGGCCGCGCTCGGCTTCGGAGGCCATCGCCTCGGTGGGCTGCAAATCAACGGCCATCGGGTGCGGTGACAACGGGTGCCGGGTTCGGGTTGAAGGTGGCGATGCTGTCGGGCGAGATGCCGAACTCGGCAGCGAGGTCGGCAAGGTGTTTGGCCTCGACGGCGCGCTGGCGGAGCTGGTCTTTCCACTCCATGCCGCGCTCGGAGTAGTCCTCGGCGTAGGTGCGAAGGCCCGCGCGGACGTCGTTCAAGTTGGCTTGCGCTTCGCGCCCGTAGTCCACCGATGCGGCTGCGGGGCGTTGCCATTCGACGCGGAACCAGTTGTCGCTCTGCGGGATGTCGCCGCGCTGCATGCCGAGAGTGATGACGTGCGCCCAGACGCGGGAGCACAGGCGGTCGATCAGCAGGGCTTGGCGTTGCTCAAAGGTGCGTTGCGCGCGGACGAGGACGGCGCGGAGGGCGGCACCGCCGGCGTCACTTGGACGCGCGTAGAACTCCCACGGGATACCGACGTTGCCGCAGACTTCGCGCAAAAGGATGTCGCAGAACTCGCGGAAGTTTTGGGACGGGCGGTTGGAGTTCCAAGCTACAAGGTCTTCGCCGAGGCCGAGACGCGGGATCGCCCCGCCTGCGTTGCCCAACGACTCGACAGTAATTTCCGAGTTGTCCTGGGCATTGATGGATTGTGATGCCTCGCCGAAGAAGTCTGCCCCTTGCGGGTTGCTCGATTTGATGGCCAGCGCGATGTAGGACGAAATCTTGATCGCCATCTTCTCAAAGCTCACGGCGTCGGAGACGTCGCGGAGGTGGTTGATCGAGGGGGCCAGCGGCGTGCAGTAGCGCAGTTCGTCGCCTTGCGCGGCTTCGCCGACGTGGATCAACTGCTGCGCGGGGATGTCCTCGAAGCGGTCGTCGGCGCTCACGCCGTCGCCGATGAGGTGACGGTAAAAGATGGGGCGCATCTGCGGGTTGACGACCACGCCGTCGATGATGTTCTGCCCACCTTCGCGGGCTGCGGGATTGCTCGGTTCGTAGATCGAGGAGCGGGCGTCGCCGATGCGGTGGGAGAGGATGAGTTGCAGGGCGGGATAGCCGGTCTCGTAGGTGGCGACGCGGAAGAACACTTCTCCGTCGCGGTCGATGGCGATCGAAGCGATGCGCTGCATTTCGCGCCAGGTGTAGCGTCCGCTGATGTCGGCGACGCGCGACCACTGCTCAAAGTAAGTCTCGGCGGCGGCATCCCATGCTTCGTCGCCGCTGCGGGCCTGCGGGCGGATGCCGGCGCCGACGGAGTAGCGGGCTTTCTCGTTGATGAGGCCGCGGAGGAAGGGTGCGTTGTTGTAGAGCCAGCGCGAAAGTTTCATGAGCCGCTCGCGGTCGGCTCCGCTCACGTCAATGTGGCTATCGACGGCAACGGCGTTGTAAGGGAATCGGCGCTGGATGGAAGGGCGCGCGGCGTCGTAGCTTTGGGCCTTGGGATTGAAGGCGCGGGTGACGAGTTTCCAGCGGTCGGCTAATTTCATGAGAGCGGGTAGTTGAAGGCGACGATGGACGTCTTGCTGGTCTTGCGTGTCAGCCACAGCTCGAGGTCGGCGTCGGAGAGGTCTTTGATTTGCTTCCACGCATGGAAGGCCATCTCGGCGACGGTGGAAGCGGTCTGGTCGGGCGGGAGCTGGTAGGAGTAGCTCTTGCCACCCATTGAGGCGGAGACGAGGACGCGCCCGCCTTCTTTCTGCACGGTGAAATTGTTGGCCGCGATCTGCTCGATGGCCGCGACGGTTTTGAGCGCGTCTTTTGAGTTGGCTACCCAGACGGAGAAGACAAATGCGCGCGGAGACATAGCCCCGAGGCGATGTCAAAGGCTACGCGGCGGGGGCTTCGGGTGCGGGCTTGATGATGTTGCCGTATTCGGCGAGGGCGAGAATCATGAGCTCGGCGTCGAGCATGTGGTTCGGGCGGCGACCGATTTGCTTCCAGATGTAGGTCTCGCGCCCGGTGAGCGGTGAGCGGCGGACGATCTTGCGGTGGGCGTCGAGGTGGGCCTTGTATTCCTCGGTGGCGTCGGCGGCGACGGTCCACGCCGGGCCTTTCCCACCGCGTAGCCACTCGAGGACGTCCTGCGCGGCGGGTGAACTGAAAAGCATGAGGAACCAGCCGCGCCGGTAGGGCTTGATGACCGAGATGGCCTTGCGGAGCGTTTTGCCCATTTTCACACCGTAGCCTTCCGCGCGGTCTTCGCCTTTGGCCGGGATGTAGCGGTTGCGGATGCAGACATCGAGGACTTCGTCGGTGCGGAAACCGGAGTCGACTATGACGAGCCTCGCCATGACGCCACCGATGTTGCGGACTTGGTCGAGGCCGAGTTCGGCAACTTTGAACTCGAGGTCGCCCCATGTGGTGAGTCGGCCTTCGTCGATGAGTTTGCTGCTGCCGTCTTTGGCGAAGGCGCGGCAGACGAAGTAAAAACAATCTTGTTGAACGTCCACGGCCATGATGCGGGCCGTCCCCTCCTCCACCGGTTCGCGGAGTTTGTATTCGCCGACGGTGAGCGGTCGGCTTTCGGTGGTCATGGCTTCTTCCCACGGCTCGGCGAGGATGCTGTTCACAAAGTCTTGCAAGCCCATAAGGCTTTGCTTGTCTTGGAGGAACTTGACGGCGAGCGCGCCAAAGCTGCGACGGACGGAGTAGAGGGCGCTGAGATGGTAGCTGCGGTAGCCGGGCAAGGCGCCGAGGTTTTCCGGGCGCCACTCGCCTTCGCGGAGCATTTTGGTTTTGTGGGCGTCGGTGATGTGGCCGGCGCAGTGGGGACACTCGAGGCGGGCGGTTTCGCGGACGCGCTTCAAGTCCCAGGCGTTTTCGTCGAGCTTGGCGTCGTCGTCCCATTTCATCATGGGCCAGTTGAGGAGCGTGGCGGCGTGGCAATGCGGACACGGCAGCCAGAATCGGCGCTGGTCGCCTTCGAGCCATGCTTTCCAAATGGAACCTTCCTGCGTGGTGGGGGTGCTGGTTTGCACGATCAAATGCATCGGGAAGGACGCGACACGCTGCACGGCGAGCTGCACGGCGGCGGCTTCCTGCTTGGTCTTGGTTTTGTATTTGTCCACCTCGTCGAGGCAAAGGAGAGAGATGCTGCGCCCTGCGAGGTTGCCGGGACTGTTGGAGCCGACGAACCAGAGGTGCATCCGGCGGAAGGCTTGGTCGAGGTTTTTGAATTTGTCGCGGTTGGCCGGCAGCTCGGCGCGGAGGATGTCGTTGTCGTCGATCATCACTTGCCAGCGGGATTCGCTGAAGGATTGCGCGTTTGTCTGGGTATCGAGCACCCACAAGGCCGGAGCCGGTGCGCGGCAAAGGCGGTAGGCCATGCCGACTTGGATCGCGGTGCTTTTGGCGACTTGGGCCCCGCAGAGCAGCGCCATCGAGCGGACGCCGCTGGCCGGGTGGAAGTTGTCGAGCCATTCGCGCATGTAGGGATAGGACCGCACGCGAAATGGCCCGGGGGAGGATGTGAAGCGGGACGAAAATGACAGGTTCGCCTCGGCCCATTCGGTGACGCTCTGCCTCGGGTGCGGAACCCATTGGCTTCGCCACATGGCGCGAGAGGCCTCGGTCGAATCAGGTATCCAGTTGCAGGGCATGGCCGGTATTGCTGATGGTCGAAAAGACTTGCTCGAGGTAGTCGGCTACGGTGTCGCGGGCTAATTCGGGGTCGGCTGGGTTCGCCGCCTGGGCGATGGCGGCGGGCATGGCCTCAAGTAACGAGCGGAGCTTGCCTGCCTCCTCGGCAATCACAGACTGCACCTGATCGCGGTGCATCAGCGTCTGAGCCTCCTGCTCGCTTTTTATGAGGTCGCGTTTGCGCGTCTCATGCGCCTCCTCGGCGTCGCGCACCGTCCGACTGGCGGCGGATCTTTCGTGGATTGATTCCGCCGCCTCGAAGTCGGCCACGGCAATCCGGCGGAGGCGGTCAGTGACGGCCAGTTCGTCGGGCAACTCCGGTAGGTCGCCGCTGGCCGGCGATAGCCTCGGGGTAACTGGCGCCGTGGCCTTGCCTCGTCGCCCGCCCTGATTGAGCCTGCGCCACTCCATCGCCGCCTCCACCGAGTCGAGCGGCATCCCGCGCTTCACGGCTTTGGCGACGGCTTGTTGGCTAATGCCTAATTGCTTGGCAAGCTGAGATTGAGACAACCGGACGGACACAACCCACAACCATTGTCAAGGGTTGTAGGCTCGCAGGAAAATATCGAAGTTGATCGGGCACT